CACTTACGCCCTGTGACAGTAAGCCTAGTTGTCTTGGCCCATAATCTAAACCGCGCAAGAACTCGTTGTAACCAGCATTGAGTCCGGCTTGCTGTAATCCTTGTTGTTGTGATCCCATACCACCTAGCAATCCTAATGTGCGGTATTGATCGCCAAGCAAGCCACTTTGCAAATTACCTTGAAAACGTCTGTTATCCATTTCTCTCGCAATATCTGATTCAGCAGCACGTTGAGCTTGGTTAAATCCAGCTTGTCTTAAACCAGATGAAGTTCTTGCTGCTTGATCGGCAAACGCTCTATTAGTTTCTGCTTCGAGTATTCCGCTTCTTGAACCACCAAATGCGCCAGCCGAGATTGCTCTGTCCTGATCGCCACCAATAGCCATTTGTCTTGCTCTATCAAGATCACTTAATGATTGGTCGATTACTTGCGTGGTAAACGGGTTTTGGTAAGCATTGATATCCGCACCAAGTAAAGTCGGTGCTGACTGACCGGCAAGAGTATTGATTGCACCTCTTGGATCAAGAGCTTGCGCACTTTCAAAAATACCCCTAGTTGCATCAAACCCTCTTAATTGGTCTGGATTAAAACCAGCTACCCTAGCACCCGTGTAAGGTACGAATGGCTGCGATGCGATACTTTTAGACTTATCGTATAAGTCCTGAAACATCGCCATTTGTGCTGGATCAACTGTTTGTTGTGATACTGTCTTACCTTTACTCATATTTCCTTCCTAATCATATACTCTTGAACAAAGCCAAGAGGTTTCAATTTTCTCAACCATCCTTTACGACCACCGCCATAAAGTCTTTTACATCCAAAGTGTTTTGCAAACTGTTCAATACTAGGAAGCATTGATTGTAGTTCTTCGTAGTCACCGCCACAAAATAATAAATTAATAGCGCGTAACTGAGGGTATTCAATCATCTCTGTTATCATAGCTGATTTTTCTCCAACCCATAAGTGAAAAATACCATTTCTTATACCTTCTTCTACATCTTGTAAATTATAACAGTCTGTGTGCTTTAATGCCTCTTTAATCAAAGGTTTGGCAAATATCCACTTTTCTTTCCATTTAAATTTATTATTTGATTTCTTAATCGCCTTTTGCATATTCCACTACACTTGCCAGAACATTAATATTGGCATGACTGACTTGTATTTTTAGTATTTCACCCGCAGTTAAAATTAAACTTCTAGTTAGCATTTCATCAGTGGCGTGTGCTGTTATATTGTGTTGTTTCCAAGCATAATGATCTGTTCCACCTGATGTAATAACTATATCTATATTGGTTTGTTGGTTACCATCATCACTAACAAGCAAAGATTCTATGATAGCAAAATCAAAATCACCGCCAGAGGGTGCTGTATAAATGGTTTCTAATGAAGCTGTGCCAGCAACATTTAATTTAGCATTAGTTGCTCTTTGTATGAATTGACGTTGTGAGGATAAATCCATTATCTTCTACCTCTACTTACTACATCCAAGCGAACATTACCTAATTCAAAATCCTGTGTAGTATCGCCTGTTACTTTCATCTGCACTTGCCTAGCACTGAATCTGGCATCTGTGTAACCATCACTCGAATCAAATGTAAATGAACCAAAATCTGTTTCTGGGCCTAGCGGTGTAAACTTACCAGTAAAACTTAATGTCACACCAGGTAATGTACTGGCTTCTGAATCGGGTATGATTTGATTGCATTGCACATAACGATCACCATTAGATATTTCTATCGGCCCTGACTGACAGAAAGGTACAGATGTTCCTAAGTTGGGTGAATTATTTAATGTAGTGCTTTCGTGTTGATATACAAAACCACTATTATCACACGCAATCGGATAATCAAATACACCTTGATCCACCCAACAACCTCTGTCCATAGCACCTACCGCCCACACATTATCCATGTAATTCCAGATAATATATTTATCGGGTTTTTGACTGTCAGTAGATGGGAAGAACCAAATAAATTCATTGTAATTAGAGTTATGACCACCCGCTATGGTTTTACGATAACTGTAATTTAGATCGCTAAAGATATAATCGTGTACCTCACATGGCACTTCTCGCACCCTTCCATCGTAAACAAATATTGCGTTCTCTCCTACCCAAGACAATGCGTTACCAGAACTTGCTATAGATCGAGTTGATATTGCTTTACAGTTAGTACCCGCATCTGCAACACCATATACAAATGGATTGCCATTATAAAACAACCTAGCAATACCAGTATCAGTAAATAAAATAACATCTGTTTGAAACTTTTTAGCACCAATTAATCTACCACCTGTCGGCACTTGCAAGTCACCCGCAGTATTGGTTGCTTTAGCTGTCCAGTTAGTTTGATCCTCTCTTGAACACCACGATACTTTTCTTGGATCACCACCCGCACCAATCGCTAAAATATGTCTTTCGTTTGTTACTACTACTCCTAAATTTCCAGTAGGTGCATTGGTTACTGCTGTCCCCGCAGAGTCAGGTGTATTTGTGCCACCGCCATGTGGTCGCCATTGATATATCTTGCCATCGGATGCCGAGCAAAATATTAAAAACTCACCCCAATTATCGAATGAGAATGAAGTTGTATCGAACAGTAATCCAGACTGTGATCTGGCATCTCCATAATCTTCTTGTCCGTATTGGTATGCACCATAACCAAGTGGGTCGTTTGAGGCATCAGTAGTAAATCCAGTGGGTGTTATGTCGTACCAAATATTACGAGTTAATACATAAACTTTTTGTCGAGTGCCAACAGCTAATATAGAGTTGCCAGCATTATCGCTGTATGCGTAGAGTGCGGTGGGTGTGCCTGTTAGTGCTGCTGGTTTTAATTTTTCCCAGCCACCAATAGGTTTTAAGTTTCCGTTTTGGAAACGTACTAAATCGCCATCAGTCCATCGACCCTTCTTTGAGTAAGGTGTGCCGTTTGTGACTATTCCTGGAACTGGCGTAATTGGCAATAAAGCCATTCATCACCTCTTATATCTATTTTTTAAAAAATCTTTTAATTGATTAAATTTTGGCTCGTTAAAAAACCTTAATCCAACTAAACCAAAAGCTACTATTACTAATACCCAAATTATGAAATCCATGTGATCTCCTAGCTATTGTTAGAAATATATGTATTACCAGTAGTAATCGCTGTAGTGTAAGATGATTTATCGTCACTTGATCCAGCTACATCAGGAGTATCGTCATCTGAGTCTACTGGTGCATAAGCCAATACTGTAGATAAATGATCTACGTTTGCTTTTACTTTAGCGTTTGCATCGGCTTGTGTAACTCCCGCAGATGGATCGGATGCTGCAAGATGCTTTGATGCAAGTCCGTTAGAGTTAATATCATTAATTACAGTTACGCTATCTGTAGCTGCTGTTAAACATTCGCTTACTGTTTGTGCCATTTTATTTGTCCTCGTTTTACTTTAGGATTCTAATGCAGAGATTCTTGCTTCTGCTGCTTCTAGTTTTGTACTAAGTTCTTGTACTGCTTTGATTAATGGATATATAAACATAGACTGCGCAATACCTTGTATCTCAGTACCATTAGTTTCGCTCCAACCCCCAAAATCTGTTATGTTGTGATTGTCTAAAGCAGTTTTTACTTCTTGTGCTATTAATCCATACATCTTTTCAGTATGTTCTGCTTCAGTTTTAGAGGCATCATAATCTGGTAAAGTGTTATCTATTTCTGATTTTGCTTTCCATTTAAAAGTAACTGGTCTAAGTTCATTAATAAAAGCTAATCCACAATCAGTATTGTCTTTTATATCTGTTTTATAGCGTTGATCTGATACTCTTGTCCAAGTAGCATTTTGTGTATATGGGTTATAAACTCTATCGTTTCCAGAACCAGTTCCAAAAACAAAATAGTTTGAACCAACACCTTTACACTCAAATCCTAAAACTATTTCTTTGCTTTCACTAGCTTGTTGTGCATCAGCGTTAGTACCAATAATAGTATTGTTACTTCCCATCCCAGCAAGATCACCAGCCAAATATCCGATACAAACATTGTTACTTGATCCTGTAGTGTTTTTATAAGCATCTACACCTATGGCTGTGTTACCAGCCCCTGTAGTGTTTGCTCCTAGTGCCATATCTCCAACCGCAACATTATT